ATCGTCAACGCTGAGCTTTGTGCTCAGGACGCTGGTCCCGCCTTCGTTGATGTCAACGATTAACGCACTACCAACTGGAGCTGTGGTCACCGTTGCCTTCACCGCCGTAAGTGTCCCAGCCGTTGGCATTCGGAAGGTGACTTTTCCTGTCCCGGTTGTCAGCGCCGTGGTCTCATCACTGCAGGCGATGACATAAATGTCAGCCGTCGTAAGTGAAACCCATTCGGTGTCGTAATCAGTGTTGCTTGCTTTCGCGAGAACTTGCCCAGTGGTGCCGCCTGCATCAACTCCTACGCCATCGGCACCGTCAGCACCGTCAGCACCGTCAGCACCGTCAGCACCGTCAGCACCGTCAGCGCCTGCAGCCCCGGTAGGGCCTTGGGGGCCAGCTAAAGTGCCGAGCGATGACCATGCAGACCCGTCCCAGACGTAAAAATTATTGTCACTTTCGGCTAAATAAACATCGCCTTGGGTGGCACCGCCGGGCAAGTCGCCGACAGTCGCCACAGTCCCCAGGACTTCAAAAGCGCTGGTGCTTGCTCCTGCTTCATCAAGGCCGACACCCAGTAACGGGTTAAACTTGTAAGCCATCAGCTTAAGCTCCAGAAAACAGTGTCAACATCAGTAGTTGCACCTATATAAGTAATATTCAAGACTCCAACACTTACGCCGCTAGAACCGCCTTGCTTGTAAGTGATTGTAGTCACCCGGCTGCTACCGTCGTAACTTAGATCAGCAAAATCAGCCGTTGCTGGCGCTGAGAAACCACCAATCCTTGGAAGGCTCATGACCGGCCAGCTTCTACTCCACTACTTCTAAAGCATAGCGTATGAACCTTGCTGCTTACACATTTTTTTGAAGCATCACCTCGCAAAACGCTCCATCGTCTATCAACGAGTTGCTTCTGACTGTGTACGCAGACCCGTTGACAGTTACAGCATCGCTATGAAGGAGATTCCCAAACTTAGAAGTCTCGCAAGTCAGCTTGTAATCTGTTGTCAAAATCACTCCATCAGCAATAATTTCTGAGGGCATGTCAAGAATGCCTAGTCCTGTTACGGCTCCAGCAACAACTGGAACTGCGAAATCATTGCCGCTTAAAAAAACGCTTAAATCTTCAGTGAATGCCATAAAGAAGGCCCGGACGAACCGGGCATATACAGCTATCAGGCGTACTTCAGAGCACCAAAAGCATTGACGCTATAGGTGTGAGTTGAAGTGGAGACTGTCGAAACAGCCTTAACAAAACGCTTTGCGCTTCCCTTAGCGAAAACTAAGGTCTGTTTACTTGCACTTGTGCTTACTTGCGTAAACGCAGCGTCAGTCACGTCAGAATAAGTTCCACCGGAGGTGTCAGCCGACTGAATTTTGACATCCAAAGTCGATGTTCCGCCATTCTCAACATCGAGAATCACGCAAATATCGCCTTCGTAATCATTCAAGTCAACGGCAGTGCCATCAAGAGCAGAAGTACGCGAAGCGGTTGGAGCTAACGCAAAATGCGAAAGCTTTTCTAAGCCAACAGAAAGAATGGTCATTTTTCTTCTCCAAGAGAATTTTTGGAACGTCCTCGCTTTGAAGGAGGCTTCGGCGGGAAAGGCGGAGGAGTCTCAGCAACAGGCGCGGCTTGCTTCTCGACAGCAACTTTTGCTTTGTCGCTATTGAAAAGAATATTCGCTGTCTTCTGATCAACTTCAATAAAGGAGCCCGCTTTTACAGGCTCCCCGTTGATCATCACTCCGCGTGTGATCTCAACTTTCATGTTGCTCAGCTAGCGAAGCAGAAACATGCAGGCTGCTTGACAGCAAAATCCACATCCTGAAGAGCGATCACCCGAACAGTGCCAGCCGTAGCACCAGCATAAGGATCAACAGTTAGATCCAAACCAGACCACATGCCCATCACGAATTGCGAGAAATCTCCAAACAGCGCATCATTATTGAGCAGCTGGTTGGAAACGATCACAGGGTAACCGTTGATTTCATCGTTTTCATAAACGAACTGAGCAGTGTTTGAAGCCTTCTCGGTTGACTTCAGAGAGCCGCGAGCGGAAGCGTTAATGATGTAGCGCATTGCTCCGATGTCACCGTTAGCCGCAGTAACGTCGGTCTCCATCGCAATGTACTCAGCAAAAGTTCCAAAGCTGGTCAACGTTTCGGAACCAATGCCGGAGACATTGGTCAAACCTTGAGGCTGGTTGGAAGAGCCGGTGCCGTAAACAGCAGCGCGGTCAATTTCCAATGCAATCACACGGGCAAGGTCATTGCGGATCATGCCTTCAACGTCAATGCTGCTTTGAAGCAGAAGACGACGTGAGTAGTCAACAAATGCACCCACCGTCTTAGGTGTCATGTTGACCTGATCAATTGCCTGCTGGGACTCGGTAGGGGAAGAATTTTCGCCAACCCAGTAAGCACTGCTCGCACTCGTCTGTCGAGGCACTGACACATTGCCCTGCAGCCCGGTCAGCATCGTTGCGCCAGCCTGAGCGATTGACAGGCGGTTGCGAAGAAGATCGATGAAGCTTCCAGCCAGAAGCACGTCGTCAACCAAGTCACCACCAGCTGTAGGCGTACCTACAACCAAGTCGCGACGGAGGACTTCATTAGGAATGACGATGCCGTTTGAAGAACGCTCGTACTTCTTGGCAGCAGCCTCGCCAACTTCAATTTCAAACGCTGCATCGCGACGAGCCTGAGCATCACCCTGGTTAGAGAGGTAGTTCAGAGCTTTGACGAAGCTGAAGCTACGGGTCTCCTTATCGGAGAGGCCAATGTCGTTGGCGGTGATACTGTGTTCCACGGGCTGAGTTCCGATTTTTTCGAGGACAGCAGCGCGAGCCTCATCGACGGACTGTCCGCCGGAGATCAATTCGCGTGCAAGATCGGAGAGGTTGTGACGCTCGCCGAGTTTGTTGATAGATGCAATCCGGGTACGCTCGGCCTCTACGGCCTCGGACCGGATCACCTCCACATCAGTTGTGGTGCTTTCCATGACTTCAGTCACTGTGTTTACGGGAGATGCGGTCGAAGCCGCAGTTTCAGTATCAGAGTCAACGTTCTCTAAAGAACGATCAACTCCAACATTTGCGTCAGAGTCGTCGATCTGAAGAGAACGTCCAACTCCAACAGTGGGGTCAGCTGGGATAACAGCTAACGAAACCTCGTAAGGCGACCAATTGGTAGCTACGAGGCCATCTTCGCGCTCCTCCATTTTATCAATGGAATAGCCGAAAGAAACGCCGCGAAGGATTCCATCGCGAACGTCCTGAAGCACTTCTTGCGCGAATTTATTGCGCGAAAAGCGCACCTTGGCATAACCGCGTTTCTTTTCACTATCAACCCAAGCACGTTCAACAACGCCGATCATGCGATCTGGGTCATGGTTATAAAGAAGCGGTGCGCCATCATTGAGCCGCGAAAGATTCGCGGACTCCATGCCGTGACTCAGAATTTCGTTTCCAAAGTAACGAGCCACGGGATATTCAGAGCTGAATGGAAATTCCATGCTCCTTTCATCAACCATGCTGAAACTTGTCGCTTCAACACGCTTAAATTTTGTACCTTCAAGATCGCGAGACAATTCTTCTTTAGAACTCTCTTCTGCGACAACATCAGGCACCTCCGAGGTAAGTTCCATTGCGCGTAAGGCTGCGATCTTTTTCAGTGTACTGAATCTATGTCCTGCATAAACATCAGTTTCACGCCAGCCTTCACTGCCTTCGCGATAAATTTGAATTAACGCTGCAGGATTTTCTTCCTCGCCATTAATTACGACTTCCGCTCCAGGTACATCAAGCTGGCCATCGCGGATGATTTTTGTGATCTTGCCCTGAGCGTTTCCGCCAGAAGAGCCCCAACGCACAAAATCACCAACTTTCAAGCCGTCAGGCTCGGCCCTTGTCTCTTCTTCGATTGAGCGATCCATAGACTTAACGATTCGGTCTGACCATGTTTTACCAGCATCACCACCCCAGGCAGCCCAAGCGACACGGCCTGGAGAAGGGTAACCCTCCTCACCAGGACTAAAACCCTCAGCCTTTTTGTCCACTTCATGCCGCGCAAACCATGCGCTCATTGCAACGATCACATCGTCGCTCAATTCATTACCACTCAAAATCTGAGTGGCGCGACGAGCGGCAACTTCAGTGCCGCCTTTTTCGCCTTCTGATTTCCAATCCTTGTAACGTTGCGCCTCTTCGCGCATACCTTCAGTTGGCATTGCAGGCATCACTCAACCTCCTCTGGGAGTTCATCAATAATGTCACGATCAAGCTCAACACTAAGCTCTGAGGCTGCTTGCTGTTCCCTAGAGAACTCGGTGAGGTTATCAAAGAAGTCTCCGCCAAGCTTCGCGACAATCTGCGCCTTGGTCATGTAACCAGCTTGCTCCATCTGGCGGTAAGCCTTCGCTTCCTTCAATGGGTCAACCCAATCCCATCCGCGAGCCATCCATCGCGGAGTGTCATATCGCTCAGGACGTGAATCGTAATCATCAAACGGAAGCTCGCCTGCCAATACAGCAAGGTCAAGCCACTCGCGAAACACACGATTGTGGAAGTTTTCGATCAAATAAGACTGAATAACCTTCCAATGCTCGCGATCTTCAAGCAAACTCAGCCTGCTGCTGCTGTAGTTCGTTTCACTGAAATCACGCGATAAAGTCTCGTAACTGCAGCCAAAACCTGAGGCAAAGCGGCGAACCTTGTTCTTTACGAACATCTCGTACTGCTGATCAGGTGAACTGATGTTCGGCACGGTTACGTCCTGACCAGGCTCCAGGTACTTCCACATACCAGGCTCAAATTCACTAATCCTGCGATCAGCTTCAACGTCATCACCTTCAAGCTCACCTTCTGGGCTTGTGACGAATCCCATCACTGAAGCACCCGCACGGGCGCGAACCACAGCGGCTTCTTCGTAACCCTGCAACTGGTGAGCGTCAGCCATCACTGAATGGAACCAAGGCACTCCGCGATGCTGCTGCGGGCGCTCTGGAATAAACAGGTGAATTACGTCTTCCGCAGGCAGGAAAACATGCTTATCACCTTTTTGGGGTGCATTTTGAAACCAATAATCACCAGGATGACGAGTCAAGAACGCATAACGGACAGGACGACCCCATTCGTTGATCTCAACGCCCATCCTCCACTCATTGAGCCTTGCAAGCGTTGCACCTTGATACTCCTCGTCGAGCACATCCGACTCGATCATCTCAAGAGCCAATGGCACCCTGCTGCCACCAAACGGACGCCGAATAATACGAAACAACGCTTCGCCTGACTCAGGCAAAGCACCAGTCGCCAGCCATTCCATCATGTGGAAGCTGTGCCGCCCCGCTACATCACAATGCTGCGCACGGGTCCATAAATGCCACTTCTCTTCAATCAGGCGATTAATCGCTTCACTGGGCTTCCGACCACGAACTTGCTGAACCTGGGACTGAAGCTTGATCCCACTGCCGACAACATTGACTTGAGTGGTGCGCTTCGCCTGTTTCGCATACGGGTTATTCCGTACCATCTCACGGGATCTGTCCCGTAATTTCTTGATACTTGTCCGAATTTCAGCGTCAGCACTTGCTTGAGTGCTCATCCAGTCGCTAGTAAGACGCGAAATAATCGCGCCTGCATAGCTACGGCGGCGGCGGCGAGGCTGATCGCGGGGCACTCGCTGGAGGCCCAGCGTTCTCAAAAATCGTGTACGAAGTCCCATCAGCTTCCGTTGAACCGAACGTAGAGATTATGTGGATCGCCAAGGCCAGATGCGATCAATTTGGCTTTATTCTCCTTAGCCACAATAGACTTCAACCTTGATTCAAGTTCCAGCAATTCTGAAAGATCATATCGCTTTAAATTTCTGCTTCCAATCTTGTACTCGGAAACAGCTCCGCCAGAGACAATGGACCTAATTGCTGCTTTTACCGCATCCAAGTCCTGTTGAGTCTGAGTCCTGCCGTCGAATGCTCCAGGCGTGCCCGAATAGGCAAGCGACGGACGAATCTCAATCTGCCCTCGGCTGTACTCCTGAACAGTGCTGTCGCTGATTTTTGTGAGTACGGCTTGAAAGAACCAGTCTGGGCTTGGGTCTGCGGCACCAGTCGCAGCAGCAGTCAACGTAGTCTTCCAGCCGCTGTTGTAAGCAACCGCTGTTGCCGTTAGACCCTGCGAATTAGTGTTCAGGCGAAAGTAGTAAACGAGCGAATGAGTGGAGCTAGTGACGGCATCGCCAAACACGTCAATGGTCTCGGCATCAATCCACACCGCATCCACGCCGCTCGTTATGGATGGAGGGATCGCCATCTACGTCAGTCACTTGATATTCAAAAGTCTAACTCTTACCACTGATTGATGAAACTTTTTTGGACGCGGTTTCCCTTGCCTGCCTTACTTGGCTTGCGCTCCTCTGGGCTTTTCTCCATCTGATCCCATAACGTTCTGCGATCTTTAATCTGATACACGCGATTCAATGCTGCGTAAGCGTAGACAAGCTCGTCCAACGCTTCGTTCCTTGCGCTGCTACTTTTTACCCAAACTCTCACAGAGAATCCATTCTTGTATTTGAGGATCTGTTTTTCTGCTGTCAACTCTTCAAAATAATCTTTTTCAACTGTCGGGTAAAAATGCAAATACCCTGGACCAACATCGTTGTGTTTCAATCTGCCAAACAGCAAAGACTTGATCGTGTCCGATCCAACCGGGAACAATTGAGCGCCTTTCTTGAGCGTTTTACCTTGAGCGTTCAGATCAACCTTGCTCGCCTTGCCAATTGGCGGCTTGTTCTTGGCTGACATGCCCTTGATCGCAATAACACCTAAGCTTTGCCGCTCCCTGGCGTACTGGTACACCTCGCTGGTGTGGTGGCCACCGCTATCGATGGCTACCACCATTGGCTTCAACTTTCGGCCATCCTCAGACTCGTAGGGAGTTTGCACAATCTCATCCAACTGCTTCCACACTTCTTTCCGCGATGGGTCGCCGTAG